CCACGAATACTGGGACAACGAGAATAAACTATTAGAACTTTCATATAAAGAATCTATTAGGCAAAGGGAGGAAAGAAGATGCAAGACAAAGATAAGTGTGCCTGTCACACAGAAGAAAAAGTTAAATCGGGGGAATGTTGTAAACAAGAAAAGCCCAATGCTCTAGATGAGTTTTGGACTTCATTAGGAGAACCCGATAAATGCAAGACGCCGATCCGATAAACGTAATATATAAATTACAAAGACTTTTAGACAATAGTATTGATGACTGTGCTCAAACACTTATGAGCGGAGGTATTGACAATATGAGCAAATATAGCTATATTTGCGGCAAGATCCACGCAATGGATAAAATAAAACAGGAACTCTCTAACCTGCTAAACCCTAAGGAGCCAAATGACGATGACGAAGACGGAAAAATTACACCCATTAGAAGCTAAGTACAAAGAAGAAGTTACTGAAGCAAAAGAAGAAACAACCTCAACTAGTTTAGAAAAATTACCAAACCCGACTGGGTGGCGTATACTTGTTATGCCTTTTCAAGTTAAAGAAGAAACCAAAGGCGGAATTATTATTGCACAAGAAACTTTAGACAAAGCACGTGTCGCAACACAAGTTGGTTACGTTCTTAAAATGGGAGATCTTTGTTACGCAGACAAAGATAGATATCCCACTGGTCCGTGGTGCAAAGAAAAAGATTGGGTGCTTTTTGCGAGATACGCAGGATCACGAATGGAGATTGATGGTGGAGAGATAAGAATGTTAAACGATGATGAGATACTAGGGACCATAGAGGATCCTGAAAATATCTTGCACGCAATGTAAAAACATAGAGGAGAAAAACTATGCTAGAAGATAAGATAGACGTTGGCGACAACGACGAAATAGAAACGGAAATTGATTTGGATGCACCAGCACCAGAACAATCTTTAGAAGAAGAAATTAAAGTTGAAGAGGTTAAAGAAACTGTAGCCGAAGAACCGGCAACAGAAGAGGCACCTGCAGAAGCTAAACCCAAAGAAGAACTTGAAGAATATTCCGATGGTGTACAAAAACGAATAGCAAAACTTACACGTAAAATGCGTGAAGCTGAAAGGCAAAAAGAAGAAGCTATAAAATTTGCACAACAAGCTAATAGTCAAGCGCAGAAAATTAGAAATCAATATGAGAATTTAGGAACTAATTACACTAAAGAATTAGAAGCTAAAGTTAACAATGGTATGGATGCCGCAAAACTTGCGTATAAATCAGCTATTGAAAACCAAGATGTTGATGCACAAATCGAAGCACAAAGAGCTATTGCACAAATGTCAATGGAAGAAGCTAGATTAAAACAAATTAACGCTGCACAAGAACAAAGAGCAGCAAGACCACAACCACAACCACAAAACTTAGCTCAAGCTGCAAGTGAAATGCCGACAGCAGGAGAAGTTGCACAAGCCGGTAGAGAACTTGATCCCAAAGCAGAAGACTGGGCCTCAAAAAATAGATGGTTTGGTACGGATAATGCAATGACTTACACTGCATTTGACATACATAAAAACCTGGTTGAAGAAGAAGGTTTTGATCCACAATCAAATGAATACTATGTAGAAGTCGACAAAAGAATAAGGGTTGCATTTCCACACAAATTTGATAAAGTGGAGCAATCTACAGCTGCACCAGTGCAGAATGTAGCCAGTGCCCGACGTCCGGCCGCAAATCAAGGACGCAGAAAAACTGTGAAACTCACACCTTCACAGGTAGCAATTTCTAAAAGATTAGGTGTGCCACTCGAAGAGTATGCGAAACAATTAGCCGCGAAGGAGGTATAAGCATATGACTAACAAAGATACAGACAATAAAACTGTTAAAACTTCCCGCGTGAGCGAATCTAGGGTTAAAGAAGAACGACCTAAGGTTTGGGCTCCACCCTCAGCACTAGATGCACCCCCTGCACCAGACGGATACAGGCACCGTTGGTTAAGAGCCGAAAGTATGGGCTTTGACGACCAACAAAATATGATGGGTAAATTAAGAACAGGATGGGAATTGGTGAGAGCCGATGAATATCCAGATTTTGATTTCCCAAGTGTCGAATCAGGTAAATATCAGGGAGTAATCGGAGTTGGAGGCCTTGTGCTGGCAAGGATATCTGAAGAGCTCGCAAAATCTCGTGAAGCTTACTTTGCGCAAAAAAGCGCAGATGCAAACGAGGCTTTAGAAAACGATGTCTTAAAGGAACAGCATCCAAGTATGCCGATCAATCAAGAGCGGCAGACTCGTGTAACTTTTGGTGGTACTAAAAAATAATCTTTTGATATTTTTGACCTCCAGATTAATAAAATAACTTAACCCTTTAAGGAGGAAAACAATATGGCAAATAATGATGCCCCTTTTGGTTTCAACCCAATTGGTAAACTCGGCGGTGGAACTTCTCCAGCAATGAACTCTTATAAAGCACTTGCAAACTACGCAACTGAAATGTTCCAAGGTGACATCGTAAAAATCGATGAAGCTGAAGGTGATGTTCAATTGTTCGCAATTGCTGGTGGTGGCACAGATGCTACCAACGCTATAGGTGTGATTTGGGGCAGTAACTTCGACGACGCTACTGGGAAACCAACTTTTAAAAACACAAGACCTGCTTCACAGAAAGCTACTGTCTTTGTATATGACGATCCGTATCAACAGTTCGAAATACAAGGCGATGGCGCTTCTGCAGAGACTGATATCAGTAAAAAAGCTGATGTTGCTCTAGGAACAGGAAACTCATCAACCGGTGTATCGGCGACAGAACTTGATTCAAGTGATATTGGAACTGGATCTAACTTAAGAATTAATGGCTTTTCTAATAAAGAAGGCCGTAATTCAGTTGGCTCAGCTAATGTTATTTACAATGTTACTATCAACGAACACAAATTTAAATAATAGCAGGAGGATTTAAAAAATGGCTATATCAAGACAACAACTAGCAAAAGAGCTAGAGCCAGGTCTAAATGCATTATTTGGACTTGAGTACAAAAACTACGAAAATCAACATACAGAGATTTTCGACACAGAGAACAGTGACAGAGCTTTTGAAGAAGAAGTAATGTTATCTGGTTTCGACACTGCCGGAGTAAAATCTGAAGGTGCTGCTGTGGTTTACGATAACGCGCAAGAAACATTCACTGCAAGATATCAACACGAAACAATTGCGTTAGCATTTAGCTTAACGGAAGAGTCAGTGGAAGATAACTTGTATGATAAATTATCTGCACGTTACACTAAAGCACTAGCAAGATCGATGGCACAAACTAAGCAGATTAAAGCTGCTGACGTTTTAAACAATGGCTTTACAGCTGGCGTAACTGGAGGAGATGGTCAACCATTATTCTCTGGTCAAACTGCTGGTAGAGCTGCTGGTCACCCAACAATCGCTGGAAACTTCGTGAATGAATTGTTAGTATCTGCTGACCTTTCTGAAACGTCTCTAGAGACTTGTTTGATTGACATTGCTAAGATGACTGATGAGCGTGGCTTAAAAATTGCTGCTAAAGGTATGAAACTAATTATACCTTCTAAGCTTCAATTTGCTGCTGAGCGAATTATGAAATCTGCACAACGTGTCGGAACTGCTGATAATGATATCAACGCAATGAAAAATATGGGAATGATTCCACAAGGTTATGTGGTAAACAACTTCCTAAATGATGACGATGCGTTCTTTATCAAAACAGATGTTCCTAATGGTATGAAGCATATGGTTCGTGCGCCAATCAAAACTGCTATGGAAGGCGATTTTGAAACTGGCAATATGAGATACAAAGCTAGAGAAAGATACAGCTTCGGTTGGTCTGATCCTAGAGGTATCTTCGGATCTCCAGGTGCTTAATCATTAGATTAAGACTTTATATTAAGGGGCCTTCGGGCCCCTTTTTATTTGCATATTTTTATTTAAAAGCGTATAATTCGTTCAAAGAAACTGAGATAACCCTTTGGTGTAGACGTACTCAGACGACGGCCTAGAGACTACATCAAAATAACTAGGAGAAAATTATGGCAACAACAAACTTTTCCGGACCTATTAAAGCCGGATCAATCAAAGAGGGCGCAAGTACAAACGTAGGTTTTGTATCTATGGCTCAATCAGTAAAAGTAGATATTATTGGTGCATCTCACTTAAATCAAGTGTGTGCAACAATACCAGCTAACTCACAAATAATAGATGTTATTCTTAACGTAACTGTAGTGAATAATGATGGTGGAGCAGCTACTATTTCTGTGGGAACAGAAGCAGATGCAGATGCATTTATAGCTACAGCTAATGTTAAAGCTTTAGCAACTACTCACGGTACTTTAGATACAGAAGCAACTAACGTAGGTACAGCTGATCTAAAAGTTCTAGCTGATTTTACAGGCGCTAACGGTGATGGCACTACTGGTGCAGCAACTGTAACTGTAGTTTACTTACAAGACAATTCTGTTGCAGACGCAGTAGACTTATAAAAATTAAGTGGGGCTTCGGCCCCACATATTTAGGAGATTAATATTATGGGTGGTGGATCATTTACATCAGATCAAAGAACAGCACATCTAGCAGCCGACGGTCAATTAGTGACGGGACCTTGTAGAGTTACATCTATTCAAGCATCTGGAGCAGGAAGTTCAACTGTTGTGTTATACGACAATACTTCTGCAGCAGGAACGGCTCACACTTTTAAATTTGGTACAGAGGGGCTAAGTGTTTTTGTTCCTGGAAGTGGTATAAGATTTAAGACAGGTGTGTTTTTAGATTTAACAGCTACTCCAGGCGTTACTGTAACATTTAACTAGGAGGTTCAATGACAACATCCGGAACAGCTACTTTCGAAAGTGGTTTTTTAATAGATGATATCATTGAAGAAGCTTATAATCGTGTAGGCTTTGATGCTGTTAGTGGTTATCAATTAAAATCAGCAAGGCGTTCTTTAAATGTAATGTTTCAAGAATGGGCGAATAGAGGTTTGCACTATTGGGAAATAGGTAATACCAATATTGATTTAATTGAAGGCCAAGCAGAATATAAATTTTTTAGATCAGCTACAGACGGCACTAGTGCCACGTCAAATCCTAATGGAATTTATGGAATAGACGATGTTTTAGAAGCTGCATACAGACAAAATAGAGGTGGAACAAATCAATCTGACTCTTCACTAACAAAAATTGATCGAAGTACATATAGTAGTTTAGCCAATAAACTTACCAAATCACAGCCGTCTCAATACTATGTACAAAGATTTTCAGATAACATAACTATAACACTATATCCAACACCTGATAGTAGTGCTGCTTCAAGTGATGTTACTATTTATTATGTGAAAAGAATCCAAGATGTTGGAGGTTTTAGCAATACAGCAGACGTTCCATATAGATTTGTTCCTTGTATGGTTTCTGGTTTAGCTTTTTATTTATCACAAAAGGTTGCTCCACAATTAACACAGTCTTTAAAAATGTATTACGAAGATGAACTTAATAGAGCATTAACAGAAGATGGTTCTTCTACATCAACCCATATAACTCCGGCGGCGTACTATCCAAATGTCTAGTTTTTCTACAGGTAAAAATGCATTAGCAATTTCAGATAGAAGTGGTATGGCATTTCCATATAAAGAAATGGTATTTGAATGGAACGGTTCTTTTGTACATATATCTGAATTTGAACCTAAACATCCCCAACTACAACCTCGATCACATAGAGGTGATGCTCAAGGGTTAAGAAATGCTCGACCAGATAGAACTGAGCCACCGGTACCACAGCTTGGAACATTAAACGCTTTACAAGCTGGTCCGACTGATAGTGAAGAAATTACAGTTACTATACCAGGACACGGTTATAAAGTAGGTGATGTTGTTAAAATAAATGGAGCTGTTTCTTTCTTTCCTACCTATCCAGAAGTTTCTCACATAGAAGATGATGATATTAATATTGCTGCTGGACATACTATTCTTTCAGTAACACCAAACAGTTTTAAATTTAATTCTAACGACCAAATCACAGCTTTTTTAACAGCAAACTGTACACCAGGAACTACAACTGTTTATGTTGATATGGACGGAGTACTAGCAGAATATTATCAAGCTGTTGCTACCTATGCAACATCAATTGGTTTATTACCTGCTGGACCAGACTGGTACGATTTAAGTCCTGCAATTGAATTCCAAGCAATCGCTGCAGCACCAACTAATTATTTTACCAATCTTGCCGTAAGAGCTGAAGCTAATGCTTTAATTGATTTAGTAATTGCTAAAAATGGTAATTGGGATGTTTTATCTACAGCAACTTCTGCAAACATTATTGCACAAAAAAATGCTTGGATAACTACTTACTTTGGAACACCTGGTTCAGGTATTGGTAGAGCCCCTAGAACTACAAACTATGCAAGTAACTTTGATAAAGCTCCTTTTGGAGGAGCTAATAAAATATTAATTGATGATAGAACCACGTATATAGATCAATTTGAAGGTGCCGGCGGTAAAGGCTTTAAATATTTTGAAAGTGGTGGTATAAAAGACTTTGGAGGAAGTAATATGTCTACTACTTTATTATCAGTATGACCACATATACAGAATTAAAACAACAAATATTAGATTATTGTGAAACTGATGCTGCGGTTCTTACAACTACTATTCTTGATGATATTATTGAACACGCTGAACACCGTATCTTTAGAAGTATAGAATTAGATAATCAAAAAGAATATGTAAATGGTAATACAGCCGCTAATAACAGATTTGTATTACTACCAGGATATAGCTCTACCGATGCGACTAAACCAACTATTAGTGATATAGCTAGTATTAGATATGTAACCCTGTACACCGATTCAGGGACCAAAGAACGTCACGAATTAGTCCGTGTAGATGTAGACTTTTTAAACGAATATTACCCGACTCCAGAAACGGGGTCCGCGGCTAAACCTAGGTATTATTCTACTTGGGATATGAGCACAATAGCTATTGCACCAACGCCAAATGCAGTGTATAAATTTGAGATAGGAATTATTAAAAAACCAACAGGCTTAAGTTCCAGTAATGCCTCTACGTGGTTAAGCGTAAATGCCCCACGAGTTATATTATACGCCTGCTTATGTGAAGCATTTAAGTTCTTGAAAGCTCCACAAGATTTACAAGTTTATGAGCAATCTTTTTCACAAGCGCTTACAGAACTTGCTCAAGAACAATTAGGTAAAAAACGAAGAGACGAGTTTAGGGATGGTAGTTTAAGAATACCAATACCTTCTCAAAACCCTTAATAGGAGAAAATTATGGCAATAACACAGGCAGTAGCCAATGTCTTTAAACAAGAATTACTTAAAGGTAATCACAATTTTATTAGCGCAGCACAAGGCGGCGGTACAGCGGCATATTACTTAGCGTTATATACTTCTTCCGCAACTTTAGGTGCAACCACAACAGCTTATGCAACAACAAACGAAATTACAAACACAGCCGGAACTGCTTATACAGCAGGTGGAAAAGTAGCAGCGAACCCATCAGTAACTGGTGGTGCAAGTGCAGCCACAGCATTTGTTGATTTTGATAATGTACAATGGGCTTCCGCTTCATTCACAGCGAATGGTGGTCTAATTTACAGGCAAGATGCTGGTAAACCAACTAACAATGCTGTAGTAGTTTTAGCTTTTGGTGGTGACTTTACAGCTACTAACGGAACCTTTACAGTTCAGTTTCCAACAGCAGGTGGTGGAGCAGAGATCATCAGATTAGGATAAGGAGTTTAAATGGCCCTTGTTCTTAAAGATAGAGTCAAAGAGACTAGCACAACTACTGGTACTGGAACTATTACGTTATCAGGTACCGCGGTTCAAGGTTTTCAAACTTTTCAAGCAGGTATAGGCGATGGTAATACCGTTTACTATACTATTGAAGCTGATGGTGGTGCTGACTTTGAAGTAGGCCACGGCACTTATACACAATCCGGTCAAACTCTTTCACGTACAACAGTTTATTCTAGTTCTAATAGTAACGCGTTAGTTAACTTTGGAGCAGGTACAAAAAATGTATTTGTCACGCAACCTGCAGGTCAAGCGGTATTTAAAAACTTTGGTAACGATGTAGAACTTGCAGATAACCATAAAATATTAATGGGTAACGCTGATGATTTAGAAATATATCACGATGGTTCTAATTCTATTATTAAAGATAATGGTACAGGCAGTATTGAAATTCAATCTGATGGGGCTGGTGTCTTTTTACAAAAAAGTGCTTCTGAATATTTAGCAAGATTTTTAACAGATGGTGCTGTTGATCTTTATTTCGACAACGCAAAGAAATTAGAAACAACTTCAGGCGGTGTTCAAGTAACTGGTACTTGCTCCGCTACAACTTCAGCAGTATCAACTTTAACCGCAACCAACGCTACTATCGGTGGCGTATCAATGGCTTCAGGCAATATAGATGGTGTTGATGTTTCAGCAAGAGACGCAATCCTAACCTCAACAACAAACACTGCAAACGCCGCTTTACCTAAAGCTGGTGGAGCAATGACTGGTGACTTACAACTAGCAGCCAATGACATTTTAGTAAATGATGGTGGTTATGCTTATTTTGGTAATAGTAATGATTTAAAAATAGGACACGACGGGTCTAATTCTTTAATTCAAGATACTGGAACTGGAGATTTATATATTGATTCAGACAATATACATTACTTTAGAACTGCTGGCGGTGGAATTAAAGCAAAATTTATTAAAGACGGTGCTGTTGAGCTATATTATTCAGGTGGCAAAAAATTCGAAACAGCATCAGGCGGTGTAAGTGTAACTGGCGACATGACTGCAACAGGAAACGTTACAGCGTACTCAGATGAAAGATTAAAGTCAGATATTAAAACAATAGACAATGCTTTAGACAAAGTATCACAAATGCGAGGTGTTACATTTACTAAAGACGATAAATTATCAAGTGGTGTTATTGCACAAGAACTTGAAAAGATTGCACCTGAGCTAGTACATGACGGAGAATACAAGTCTGTAGCTTATGGCAATGTTGTTGGTTATCTTATTGAGGCCATCAAAGAACTAAAACAAGAAATCAAACAATTAAAAGAGGAGAAATAATAATGGCAACAGAATATACATGGACATTTCCAAATTTTGAAGCAGACGCAGACGATAAAGTAAAAACAATTCACTGGTCACTAAACGCAGTTGATGGTGAGCATAGTGCAAGGTCTTATGGTTCTTGTGATGGTGCTGACATGGACTTTGATGCAATGACTAAAGAGAATTGTATTGCTTGTGTTATCGATAGTGGCGATATGACAGAAGATGAAATGAAAGCAAATCTAGATATACAAATAGATAATCTAAAAAATCCAGCAACAGTTTCTAAATCTAAAGAGTGGTAGTAGATGACACTTCCAGCATCAGGAGCTATTTCAATTAATTCTCTTGTTGGAGAATATGGTGGCTCAACGCCACATTCAATGAACGAGTATTACAAGGGCGGTAGCTTAGTATTAAATCACAGCAACAACGCTAACGTACCAACTAGTGGCACAATACAACTTGATGATTTTTATGGTCAAAGCAATACCCAACCTTTTGACGCTACTCTTGCTGGTACTTGTGGCACTTCAAGCTCAGCTGGTGGAAAAGATACTGGTGACTTTACACATCGTGGAATAAATACAAATAACTCTGGTGGTTTAGGTCAAGCAAGTAGTTTTGGTTCTTGGTCTGACCAAACTATTACAAATACAAGTGGTGGTACATCTTTTACAGTTAGAGATTTTCAAACTGTTTCCAACAATTCTGTTGGTACAAGTGTATCCATAAATATAGACGGAGACCATTCAAGTAGCTCTTCTTTCTCTGCTCTTACTGGTTGGCGATATGTTAAAATAGGCTCAACTACATACTTTGATAGTAATGATACACAAACTGTAACATATACATCTAGTGGGTTGTCTCAGGCTTTTAGTAGTACCAAATTTAATATAGGCGCTTCTAATAATTCAAACAGTAGTAATCAAATGCCTAATTCTGGAAATGTTACTTTAACTTTGAGTACTTAATATGATTTTAGAATATGAAAAAAAACAAACTATATATGCTGAAAAAGGCTGTGAGCATATTGTCAATGGCGTAGTTCTTTTTGATGATTTAATTAGAAC